CTGACCGTCAACGTCCGCACCGTCGCCGGCCAGCAGGACGTGTCCAGGCAGGCCCTCGAGCGTGGCACCGGCATCGACGCCCTCATCATGGGCGACCTGGCCGCCAGCTACGCCGCGACCCTCGACACCCAGGTCATCAACGGGTCGGGCTCGTCCGGCCAGCACCTCGGCATCCTGAACACGTCGGGCATCAACTCGGTGACGTACACCGCCGCAACCGCGACGATCGCCGGCCTGTGGCCGAAGATCATCAAGGCCATCGGCGACGTCAACGAAAACCGGTTCCTGCCCGCCGACGTGGTCATCATGCACCCGCGTCGCCTCGCCTGGATTCAGGCGCAGGTGGACGGCAACTCGCGTCCCATCTTCGTTCCGACGGCGAACATGCCGCAGAACGCGATGGGGATCGGCGAGGTCGCCGGGTACGGCGCAGTCGTCGGCCAGATCGCCGGCGTCGACGTCGTCACCGACGCGAACATCCCGACCAACCTCGGTTCCGGCACCGACGAAGACCGGATCATCGTGGCCCGTCGCGCCGACCTGGTGCTGTGGGAGCAGGGCGACGGTGCGCCGGCGCTGCTCCGCATGGACCAGACCATCGGCGGCAGCCTCACGGTGAAGGTCGTGACCTACGGGTACTCGGGCTTCACCGCCGGCCGCTACCCGGTCGGCGTGTCGGTCATCTCCGGCACCGGCCTCAACGACACGCTGTAGGCCCCTCCAGGCGACGCCGACCGGCCCCCCCGGCGGCGTAGCAACCACGGCGAGCCCCGGCGCAGCGGACGGCACAACCGCTGCGCCGGGGCGACCCACCCGCATCCGACCTCGAGGAGACCCCGATGGCGAAGAACGACGACCAGGCACGCCGCGAAGCGAAGGCGAAGGCCGCAGCTGCAGACGCCGCCGGCAAGAACATTCCTGCGCCGCCGAAGCCGCCCGCCAAGAAGAAGAAGTAACCGGTGGGCAACTACGTCGCCCTGTCCGAGCTGAAGGACGCCCTCGGGATCACCGGGTCGTCGGACGACACGTTCCTGAACCTCGCCATCGACTCCGCGGAAGCGGCGATCGACGACCTGTGCGGCCGCAAGTTCACCGCCGACGGGTCGGCGTCGGCCCGCACCTACAGGGCGCAGGCGTACCTGGCGGTCACCGACGACATCTCGACGACGACCGGCCTCGTCATCAAAACCGACACGTCCGGCGACGGCACCTACGACACGACCTGGGCGGCCTCTGATTACCAGCTGGAGCCGCTCAACGACCTCGCCAAGGGTCGAAGCGTGAACACGATCCGCGCCGTCGGCTCCGAGGTGTTCCCCGTGTACGGCGACGGCCTGACCGGCGTCGAGGTGACCGCGAAGTGGGGGTGGCCGTCGGTGCCGAACCCCATCAAGCAGGCGACGTTGATGCTGTCGAGTCGCCTGTTCGGCCGCAAGGCGAGCCCGATGGGGGTGATCGGCGTCGGAGACTTCGGCCCGGTCCGCATCTCCCGCTCCGACCCGGACATCGCGCACCTGCTGATGGACTACCGCCGGCCCGGCATCGCCTGACGATGGCCGACTACTCGGCGATCCGCAGCGGCCTCAAGACGCGGCTGGCGACCAGCTCGACGTTCATCCAGGTAGCCGCGACGGTGCCGGACACCGTGTCGACACCGTGCGCGATCGTGCAGCCCGGTTCGCCGGTCGCCGACTACGACCTCGCGTTCAACAACGGCCTCGAGCGGTTCGTGTTCAAGGTGACGGTGCTGGCGCAACGCTTCGACGAGGCGGCGAACCAGACGCTGCTCGACGGTTTCCTGTCCGGTTCAGGGTCGATTCGCGCCCTCATCGACGGCGACCTAACCCTCGGAGGGAACTGCAAGACCTGCCAGGTCGTGTCTGCGGACACCTACGGCCTCGTCGACATCAACGACACCCCGTTCCTGGGGTGCGACTACACCGTGGAGGTGTTCGCCTGATGGCAACCAAGAAGAACGAATACACCGTCGTGGGCAACCACGCGGTCCTCGGCCACGAGCCGGGCACGACCTTCTCGGCCGCATTGTCGGCGGAGCAGGAGCAGCAGCTGATCGACGGCGGCCACCTGGTCGCCGGCAAGCGCCCACAGGAGGGCTAACCCATGGCAGAGCTCATCGGCGGCGCAAGCGCCGTCGTCACTATCAACAGCGTCGACCTGTCCGACCACATCACGTCGGCGTCGCTCGAACAGAACTACGACGACGTGGACACGACCGCGTTCGGCGACTCGGTCCGCACCCGCATCGCCGGCCTCGGCGACGCGACCCTGAACATCACGTTCAACCAGGACTACGCCTCGTCGGAGGTCGACGCGACGCTGAACGGCCTTGTCGGCACCACCACGGCGTTCACGTTCAAGCCGACCGACGCGGCCACGTCGGCGACGAACCCGTCGTACAACGGCACCGTCCTCGTCACCCAGTACACCCCGGTGGCCGGCGAGGTCGGCACCCTGGCGACGTTCTCGTGCTCGTGGCCGGTGACCGGCGCGCTCACCCGCGCAACGAGCTGACCCGAGAGGGGGGCCACGATGAAGAACAGCATGAAGATCCGGCTACGCGTCGTCCACGACGGAGCGGAACGGACACTCGTCGCCGGACCGAAGGCCATCTACAACTTCGAGACCAGCGGTGCCGGAGTCAGCATCGGACAGGCCCTCGCCGAAGTCAGGGTCGAACACTGGGCACGGCTCGCCTACCAGGCGGCCCTCGTCGAAGCCCAGCGAGGCGACGGCCCACCCGTCAAACCGTTCGACGCATGGATCGACGGCCTCGAGGACATCGAGGTGCTGGCCGCCGAGGACGACCCGGTCCCTTTGGATGGGACTCCCTGACCGTTCAGATAGCCGCCCTCGCGGTACGGACAGGGATTTCCCCGATGGCGCTTCTCGACGCCGACGCGGAGCTGCTCGACGCGATGTTCAGGGTCCTCGAGTACCAGAACGACGAGCAGGCCAAGCAGATCGAGCAGGCGAAAAGGAGGCGGTGAACATGGCGAAGCGGCCGACGCTGAACAAGACGACCAGCGCCGACGCCGTCCAGCTCTACGGCTTCGACGAGTTCCAACGGGCCCTTCGTCATGCCGGCAAGGACACCCGCCGGGCCATCCGGCAGGGCAACAAGGAGATCGCCGACCAGGTCGTGAAGCGGATGCGGCACCGCGCCCGCATCGTCTGGAACGCCGAACAGTACGAAACGATCGTCCCGTCGATCCGCGCCGTCCAGGGCACCGTCCCGAAGGTGAAGGCCGGCGGCCCCCGTAAGGCGAGGGTGTCGACGCGGCTCCCATCCGGCCGGCGACGCCGGGAACGGCCCGCAGCCGGCGACGTGTTCTTCGGTGCAGAGTTCGGCGGCCGAAACACCAAAGAGACCATGCAGTTTCCGCACCCGCGGAAAGGCGGCTACGTCATGTTCCCGACGATCCGGTCGATGCACGGCTACATCAAGAAGGAATACACGCGCCGCATCGAGGACGTGTTGAAGAAGTTGGGCGACTAATGGCATCAGCGGTCAGGACGCTCACAGCAAACTTCGTCGGACGAACCGACAACCTCGAGAAGGCGTACAAGCGCGTCTCGAAGGGGTCCGCGCTCATGTCGGACCGCATCCAGGGGGCGACACGTCGCGCCGGGATGGCTTTCGGCATCATCGGCGGCGCAGCGATCGGCGCAGCTGCAGCGCTGAAGCCGATGATCGACCAGGCCGCGTCGGTTCAGGAATCCCTGTCGAAGAACACCGTCGTGTTTGGCGAAAGCGCCGCCGCCGTCGAAAAGTTCGCGGACACGTCGCTGCAGTCGTTCGGCGTCACGCACCGCGCCGCCCTCGAGGCGACCGGCGTCATCGGCACCCTCGGTAAGGCGATGGGGATGGCCGAAGCCGATTCGGCCGAGATGGCGACCACCCTCGTCGGCCTCGCCGGCGACATGTCGTCGTTCAACGACGCCTCGGTCGAGGAGACTTTGACTGCCATCCAGGCCGGTCTCCGCGGCGAATCCGAGCCGCTGCGCCGCTTCGGCGTTCTCCTCGACGCCGCCACCCTCAAGTCGAAGGCCCTCGCCGAGGGGATCATCACCAACACGAAGGAGGCGCTGACCCCGCAGCAGAAGGCGCTCGCCGCCTACCAGGTGATCCTCGAGCAGGCCGCCGTCCAGATGGGCGACTTCGAGCGAACGTCGGATTCGGCGACAAACCAGCAGAAGCTGTTCGCAGGGTCGCTGGACCGGATACGCACCGAGATCGGCGACATGCTGCTGCCAGCGTTCACCGCGGTCGTGGCCTACCTGAACGAGAACCTGATCCCGGCGCTGTCCGGTTTCGCCGACGATGTCAGAAAAGACGGCCTGTTCGAGGCTGCGTTCAGCAACCTCGGCGAAATGCTCGGCGACGCGTTGCGCGGCGGCGCGGAAGAATCGCTGGGCAAGTGGAAGGTCGACGAAAAATGGTGGACCACCAACCTCTACTCCTGGGTTCAGGAGAAGATCCTGAAGGCCACGGCGCTCGTCGCCGAAGGTGCCGGGCTAATCCAGTTCCCGCATCAACCCGGCGGCGGTCCACCGCAGCACACACCGACCGGCGACCCCGGCACGGGGCCTGTCGGCGTCGGTGCCGGCGGTTCGGCCATCAACCGGCACCCGGCCGCCGCAGCAGCCGCCGCAGCTGCCGGAGCAGCAGCAGCGGCAGCCGTCGAAGCCGTCACGACGCCCGCTAGGCAACACCCAGCCGCCGCGGCTGCGGCAGCTGCGAACGCGGCAGCCGCCGCCAGTCCAACGCCCGCGCCCGCTCGGCAGCATCCAGCAGCCGCTGCGGCCCGCGCGGCCCGCGACCCCGAGCTCGACCGGTTCCTCGAGGTCGTCGGCACCCCCGACTGGAACGCGTTTATCGCGGCGCAGGCACAAGGAGGCCCCCCGAACACCCAGGTCACCGTCAACGTGTCCGGCGTCGTGTCCGGCAACGAGGTGCTGGAAGCCCTCGCCGGCCACGTCGACCTGAACGGGCCGCTGCCCGCCGAATGGACGCAGTAACACGATGGCTTCGCCGACGTTCGTTGTCCACATCAAGCTCGACGGGTCGTTCCGCGATGTCGCCGCCGACACGAAAAGCATCAACATCGACGTAGGCCGCGAACGCGTCCTCGACGCCTTCGCGGCCGGCACCTGCCGCATCGCGCTCAACAACCAGGACGGCAAGTACGGGCCGCTGTCGGGCGGCACCTACTCGGACTCCCAATGGATCAACGCCGAGGTCCGCGTCCTGGTGTACCTGAACAGCGCCGCCCAGCCGACGCCGCTGTTCCGAGGCTTCTGCGACGACATCGACGTGACCTACCCCGACAAGTTCGATTCCGTCCTGATCGTGAAGGCGTCCGACGGCCTGTCGAAGCTGTCCCGCACCGAACTCTCCGACGAACTCAACGGTGCCACCGGCAATGCGACGTTCGCCGAGGAGGTCGGATCGACCAGGTTCACGAACGTCCTCGACAACGCCCAGGTGAACTACCCCGACGAGTCGTCGCCGCTGGACCGTTCCGTCGACACGTCGACGATCACGATGGCCGCGCAAACCGTCGCCAACATGAACACGATGACGTACCTGACGAAGCTCGCGCAGTCCGAGGACGGCGCGATCTACTGCCGGCACGGCATCCCAGGCGGCGGTGCCGCATCGGCAGCGCAACGCGGAAACGTCCTCACCTACAAGAAGCGGTACTCCTCGTCGACGGCGACCGGCCTGACGTTCGGCGACGCTTCGACGACGACGGCGACCCCGCCGATGACGAGCCTGCAGACCTCGTTCGGACAGGAGCTGCTCTACACGCGCGGCATCTACGCCGGGTCGACAGGCAACGACCAGGAGTACGAAGAGAACGTCTTCGGCACCCCCGCCTACGGCATCCGCACCATCGTGCGCCGCAACCTGCTGAACCTGAACGACACCGACGTGAAGGAAGCCGCCACCAACTTCGTCGCCCTCCACTCGACACCCGTCCTCCGAGTGAAGAACATGACGTGCAAGCCGCGGTCGATGACCGAAGCGCAAGCCGAGAAGGTCGCCAAGCTCGGCGTCTGGGACGGCTTCTCGGTGCGGTTCCGTCCCGCCGGCGCGTCCGCGGACCTCCTCGAGGTCGTCCGCTGCGAAGGCGTCCGGCACGACATCACCCCGAAGGACTGGACGATGCGCGTGTCCACGTCCGGTTCCGGCGCTTCGCAGTTCCTCATCCTCGACAACGAGATCGACGGAATCCTCGACCAGAACAAGCTCGCCCCGTAAGGAGTCCCCATGCCCAGTCCAGCCGGTTATAAGAGCTTCTCAGCCGGCGCGGTGCTGACCGCCTCCGCAGATGTCCAGCAGCACCTGATGGACCAGGTCGTCTGCGTCTTCGCGGACGCGTCGGCCCGCTCGACCGCCATCTCCAGCCCTGCCGAAGGGCAGATGTCGTACCTGAAGGACACGAACAAGGTCTACGCCTACGACGGGTCGGCATGGACCGAAATCGGAGGCTCCGACCCCGACACCGCCAACAACATCATCGCTATTCAACTTTTCGCCTAGGAGAACACCGTGGCCACCTACTCGAAGCAGCTTCTGTCCGGTTCAACAAACGGCAAGGCCATCAAGGTCGCAGCCACATCGACGGCCGGCACCACCATCCACACCGCCGTGTCCGGCACCACCGACATCGACGAGGTGTGGCTGTACGCCGTCAACTCATCGACTTCCGACGTGAAACTCACCATCGAGTGGGGCGAAGCAACCGCACCGGACGGCAACATCGAGCAGACCGTTACCGCCGAGTCCGGCCTCATGTTGATCGCCCCCGGCCTGCTCCTGCAAAACGGCCTGGTCGTCAAAGCGTTCGCCGCGACCACGAACGTCATCTGCATCCACGGCTACGTCAACCGGATCGACGCGTGAGCCTTCGCTACGGGGCACGCACCCGACCCGCGTCCCTGGTGACGTCCTGGCTCAACAACCTCGACGGCACGACGCCGCACGGCCCCGCCGGGTACTTCTGCGGCGGCGGCGCGTACACAACCGTCGACCGGTTCGCGTTCCCATCAGACTCGCGCACCACCCTCAGCAACGGATTGCCGGCGAACTCTGACGAGGCGGGCGGCATGGCGAACTCTGGGACCGCCGGCTACGTCGGTGGAGGAAACGAATCGTCAGCCGTCACCACGGTTCTCAAACTGTTGTTCTCCGACGACTCCATCTCCACGCTAAGCACCGGCCTCTCCGTCGCACGGTGGGGAGTCGCCGGCATGGCGAACTCTGGAACCGCCGGCTACTTCGGCGGCGGCAACACCTCTGGAACGACGGTCGACAAGTACGACTTCTCCGACGACTCGCGCACCACGCTCGGCACCGGCCTCTCGATTGCGCGACGGCAGCTCGCCGGCATGGCGAACTCAGGCACAGCCGGCTACTTCGCAGGCGGCTACGCGCCGAACCGCACCACGGTCGACAAGTACGACTTCTCCGACGACTCGCGTTCCACGCTCGGCACCGGCCTGTCGGCGGCGACATCATCCTGCGGCGGCATGGCGAACTCTGGGACCGCCGGCTACGTCTGCGGCGGCTGGACCGGCTCCAACGTCGACACGGTCGACAAGTTCGCGTTCTCCGACGACTCACGCACCACCCTGGCGGTCGGGCTGTCGATCGCCCGCAACGGCCCCGGCACGATGGCGAACTCCGGCGTCGCCGGCTACGCCGGCGGTGCCAGCGGCACGAACTCATCGGTCGACAAGTTCACCTTCACCCACGACGCCCGTTCCACGCTCGGCACCGGCCTCTCGTACACGCCGTACAACCCGGCGTCGTTCGCAAACTCGGAAAGCATCTAATGGACATCCACCAGGCGATCAACGAGGTCCAGCAACCGAGAAGCCGATACCAGCTCGTCCACTTCGTCATCGGGCAGCACGACACGCCAGAGATGCGCTTCTACCAGCTCTGCATCGAGCTGCAGGACATGGGGTACAAGCTGCGAATGGCTCGACTCGCAGTCCGCAAAGCGACCATCGAAATCGGCCGGCTCCTAGCCACAGGTGACGACCTCGACGCCATCGAAGCCGAAGAAAAGCAGGTCGACCTCGAACAAACCGAGATCGTCATGCGAGGCGCGGAACGAGAGATCGCCATCCTGACGGACCTATTCAACGAATCGCAGAAGTTCACCCGCGACGAAATCGAACACGCACAGCCCGACTACTGGAAGGCGCGCCTGACCAGGCAAACAAACCTCCAGGTGATGTCCGGCCACGTCCAGTGGGCGCAGCTCGACTCGATGCGCCAAATCGGCCTCCTCGACGAACTCGTCACCGACCGGGAAAACCAACTGGCAAACGGACACCAGGAGCTTCCGCGATGACTTATCTGACGTGGCAACTATCCGTCGACGGCGTCAGCGGCACCGGTCCAGAAGCCGCGATCGCGGCCCGCGGCGGCAACGCCGAGGCCAGCTGGGCTGTCGACACAAACGGCATCCGCGTCGGTTACCTCACCGTGGCCGCCGACCTCACCGGCCTCGACGCCTGGGATGTCACCGAGGTAACCGAGGCCAAAGCGCTCGCGTTCTGTCGAAAGTTGTACGCCGACGCGGCGCTCCTCGACGACGGCTACATCAGTGGGCCAACCCCGCCGTCGTGACCTACGCCGGCTACGACGACGACCTCGAATACCTCGAGCAGTACCGCGACGACGGCGACGAAAACGTTCGCCTCCTCGAACCGCTCCTCGCGTACCGGCTCGCCTCCGCGTACCGGCGTAGCCGCCGGATGCGCGACCACGTCACCATCGAGTCGGCGGGCCGCACCCGAGCCGAGCAGCAGTACCTGTACGACGGCTACAAGGCCGGCAAACCTGGTTTCAACCTGGCAGCCAACCCGGACCGGATCATCGGCCGGCACGGCTCGACGACGTTCGTCGGTTCCTGGCACATGGAGCAGCCCGACGGGCACACCTACGCCGTCGACCTGACGCACCACGGCCGCGACGACTGGGCGCGTATCCACGAGATCCTCCGGTCGTTCGGCCTGCACACCACCGTCCGCGGCGAACCGTGGCACCACCAGGCCACGACGATCCGAGGGCCCCTGCCGGGCCCGTTCCCAGATGACCTGCAACCAGAGGAGGACCAGTTGACCCCTGAGCTGGAAGAAAAGTTGGAGGGCCTCGCAACGTGGTTCTTCAACGGCGTGAAGATGATCCTCGACCGCCTCGAGGAAGTCGAAGCAGCCGTCAAGGAGGCAAAGAAGTGAGCGAGTACCTGGACTTGATCGAACGCGTCGTCATGACCGCTGTCCAATGCTTCGCGGCGCTGATGCTCGCCGACGGCACCGGCCTGCTCTACAGCATCGACGCCGTCGAGGCCGCCGCGTGCGCCGGCATGGCCGCCGGCCTGTCCGTCATCAAGGGCTTCGCCGCGCAGAAGCTCGTCGGCGACAAGTCCGCTTCGCTCGTGAAGTGACCAAAGACGACACCGACGAAACACCGACCAGCTGGAAACAGCTGAGGGTCAAAACGAACCTTGGGGTGCTGGCCTCGGCCGCCCTGGTGCTCGGCACCGTCCTGTGGCAGGGCTTCCAGATCAACGCCGCCGTCGAATCGAACTCCGACTCGGTCGCGGACCTGACCCTCGTCGTCGACGAACTCGCCGGCGCGGTATCGCTCGCCAACGAGCTCGACACGCGCACGGAGATCCTGTTCGGCGAAATAGATTCGCTGCGCGGCCAGTACCAGGAGCAGGCCGACCTGTGGATCGAAATATCGACGAACACGGAACGCGCCGAGCAGCTCCGCGCCGACCTCGACTCGACGCAGTGGCAGGTCGACGACATCCTGGTGCGCGCCGGCGAGTTCTACGCGATCAACGACACCGTGAACGACCTGCAGTGGAAGGTCGACGACCTGGAACGCCGCGTCGCCGAAGCGTTCGGCATGGAAATGGCCGACGACGGCGGTGCCGACCTCGACTGGCAGGTGTCGGATCTGATCCGGCAGGTCGCCGAGCTCCAGGGCCGCGTCAACGCGTCCGGCGACCTCGAGTGGAAGATCACCGACCTCGAGAACGGCCTCGACTGGGAGATCGACGAGCTGACCCGCCAGGTCACCGAACTACGCGTCCGGTTAGACACCGGGCACGGCGTCGAACAATGGCAGATCGACGACCTGTGGAACCACTCCCACGATGTCTACGGCCGCACCGACGACCTGTACGGCCGCACCGACGACCTGTACGACCTCGTCTGGCGCATCTGGTACGCCGTCGAGTCACAGCAGTGGTCGCATCCGTACCTGTTCGACTAGGCGGTGACCCGTGTCAAAGATGACGAAGCTGATCGCGTCGATCACCGGCCTCCTCGTCGCCCTGGGCACCCTTGTCGGCACCGTGTCGATGACGATCGGCAAAGGACCGGAGCCGGCCCCCGCAGGCATCACAATCGTGCTGAATAGCGCCGAGGCGTTCGAGGACTTCCTCGAGAACCACCCGTCGAACGGCTGACTGTCACACCCGCCTGCTACAAGATCCGCAACGCCCCCGCCGGTCACCCGGTGGGGGCGCTGCCTCTTTTGGGGGCATCCCCGAGGTGCCGGCCCCGTTGGACTATGGTGCGGCGTCGTACACGAGCCAGGGGGGCTGGCATGGACATCATCCGCGTCGCGGACAAGCTCAAAGCGTTCCGGCAGGACTTCCCGCCGATCGACTACGGACTAATCCAGTCGTTCACCGAGGACCAAGTCGGCGACGTGCCACGCGTGGTCGGCACCTGCAAGGTCGTCGACCTCCACACCGGCGTGGTGCTCGCCGAGGCGCACGGCACCCGCGCCCTACGCCCGCCGGTGCCCGGCGCGCAGGGGGCACGAGACACCCGCGACCCTGACCGGGCGATGACGCAGGCCCTCGGCCGCGTCCTCGGCCTTTTGGGCTACGCCGACGCCGAGTCGATCGAAGGCGACACCGACCTGCCGGACGAAACGGTGCCGGCCGCTTCGAAACCGCCGCCTGCTCCGCGTCCTCGAGGCGAGAACCCGGCGGTCCGCGCGAAGGCGGTGCTGGCCGGTCAAGCCGAACCGGAACCCGCACCTGACGAAAGCCTGGTCGACGCCGCCCCTTTACGCGAAGCCCTGAACGGGCTCGACGCGTATGGGAAGGGCACGGCCCGCGCGATGCTGGACAAGGCCGGCATCCCGGTGCCGTTGCCGGCCCGCGTGAAGCCGGAAGAAACGGTGCTAATCCAGCAGATCATCGACCGGGCCGACGCTGCGTCGCCGCAGGCGTCATGAGGCGGCCGTCGGCCCGCTGGACCGATCCAGCGACGTCGCATGAGGCCCCCGCCGGCCTCGACCTGACCGACATCCAGCAGAACATCGTTGACGTGTTCACCGACCTCGGCGAACTCACCGACGAGGAGCTCGTCGCCCGCTACCAGGGCCGGTACGGCTCCACGGGCCCGTCGACGATCCGCACCCGCCGCCGCGAGCTGCAGGACGCCGGCATCGTCGAGGTCTGCGGCCGCTCCACCACGGAAGGAGGCCGCCCATGCCAGGTGTTCCGACTCACTCAATCGACGCTGTTTCCGGTGTCGTAACCGAAGCCCAATGGCAGCAAACCGTGATCGACGCCGCCGAAGTGTTCGGCTGGTGGACCTACCACACCCACGACTCCCGCCGATCAACACCCGGTTTTCCCGACCTGGTCTTGATCCGGCCGCCACGGGTCATCTTTCTCGAGCTGAAACGCGAAACGGGCCGCCTCACCCCGGCCCAACGCGAAGTCCTCGGCCTCCTGGCCGGCTGCCCCGGCGTCGAATCACACGTCGCGCGGCCGTCCGAATGGCCACAAGTTGTGGAGTGGCTGTCATGACCCTGCTGTCATGCGCAACCGAGACCCAGGAGTTGCCGCTTACCGGGTCGCCACTCACAGCGGAACAGGTGCCGGCCGGCACGACGCCCCCGACGACGGTCTCATCCATGCCGCCGTCGGCCCTTCCACGATCGTCCCGGCCGGCCCCTGTTCCATCCACGACGGTGACCGCCGACGCCGCGCCCGTCCAGGTAAGCGTCACGCCGGCCACCACCACCACCTCGACGACCTCGACGACGGTGCCGGCCGTCTGGGCCGCAGCCGTCGAGGGCTGGAGGCCGTATGTCGCCGTCTGGTTCCGACCGGAACACGTCGACCTGGTCCTCGACCTCATTGCCTGCGAATCATCCGGCGACCCGGACGCGTACAACGACACCGAAGCGGCGAACGGTATGAACGCCGCCGGCCTGCTCCAGCACCTTGACGGCTACTGGCCGACCCGGGCGATCAGGGCGAACGCCGCCGGCTACGGCAACGGCGGCGACATCTTCAACCCGCTCGACCAGCTCGCCGTGTCCGCGTGGCTCGCCTACCAGACGCCGCAGGGCTTCGACCATTGGGAGTGTCACCGATGAGCCTGCTGCGCGCCGACGCCCTGTCCATTCCGCTCGCCGACGACAGCGTCGACCTCGTCGTTACGAGCCCGCCGTACTTCGCCCTGCGTTCGTACCAAGATGGCGACGAGCATTACGACGGGCAGATCGGGTCGGAGCCGTCACCGCAGGAGTTCCTAGAAGCATTGTGGGCAGCGACGGTCGAGATGGTCCGGGTGGTGAAGCCGTCCGGGTCGATCTTCGTCAACCTCGGCGACAAGTACGCCGGGTCGAACGGGCAGTCAGGTGGCCCGTCGCAACTTAGCGGTGCGACATACAGCCCGGACGGCACCCGGACGAAAGCAGCGAAGAAAGGCGGCTACGTCCCCAAGACATCCGTGCGCACCAAGTCCCTGATGGGTCTGCCGTGGCGTTACGCCATCGGGTGCATCGACGACCTCGACCTGATCCTCCGCTCCGAGATCGTCTGGTCGAAACCGAACGGCCTACCGGAGTCGGTCACCGACCGGGTGCGCCGCAGTCATGAACAGTGGTTCCATTTCACGTTGGAGCCTCGCTACTTCTCGGCGATCGACGAGATTCGCGAACATCACAAGGAGCCGGAACGGTCCACCAACCCGTTGGGCAAACTCCCCGGTTCGGTGTGGTCGATCCCATCCGAACCACTCCAAGTCCCCGACCATCTCGGCGTGGATCATTTCGCAGCGTTCCCGCAGGAATGGCCGAGGCGTTTGATCCTCGGTTGGTCACCGCCTGACGGCGTGGTGCTCGACCCGTTCGTCGGAACCGGAACCGTCCCAATGGTCGCCAGGGCACTCGGGCGAACCGGTGTCGGCGTCGACCTGTCAGCCGACTACCTGCGCCTCGCCAACTGGCGGGTGTTCCAATCCGGTCACGCAGCTAAGACGATGCGACGCACCAACCAGGAGCGCCAGGGGTCGCTGCTGTGAGCCTCCGCGTCTCCCAGTGGGTATGGGGCCATTCGCCGGCCCGCAACGGTGCCCGCCTCGTCCACCTCGCTCTCGCCGACGCCGCGTCCTGCAACCGCGGCCACAAACGCGACCGCGACTGTGACTGCGCCGAGGTGCCGACCCGTCGTATTTCCCGCGCCGAGCTGGCCGCCATGACCGGCCTGTCACCGTCCGGCGTAAAGAACGGCCTCGCCGCCCTCGCCGACCTCGACCTGGTCGCCCGCCGTTCAGGCGGCCACGGCACAGAGGTCTCACGGTGGCTCCTAAGGCTGTCTGAGCCGCCGCCGGGCTGCACCTGCGGGTTCTGCGAGGTGTTCGGCGTCGAAACGCTCAGAACGGCTCTAAACGCCGCGGGGGCCAATATCTGGCCCCCTGTGGAGAACGCCCCGAATAGGGGGCCAGATTCTGGCCGGGGAGGGCCAGATTCTGCCGCTAGTGGGCCAGATTCTGGCCCCTATACAGAGACAGAACCACTACAGAAAAGCGAACCGGTCGAAAACGGCTGTGGATTCGCCCACGGCCTGACCGAGATCCGACGCATGAAGGAGCTGCTCGATGCGTAGAACACTTCGCACCGTCGCCCTGGGCACCGCCGCCCTGCTCGCCGCAACGGTGCCGGCCCTCGCCGCCGGCCAATACACACACACGACAACCGACCCGGCATACCTCAACGACGACGGAACCATCCTCACCGACCCCTACGGCGTCGACGAAGGACACGGCGCATCGACAGCGTCGATCCTCTACTGGGGGCCACTCCACAACGGCGACGACCACCACGTCCTCGAGGCCGCCGGATGGCCATACGTTCGTACTCGCGCGGTGCTGGCCGTCGCGTTCCCGTGCATCCCCAACCGGTACTGCTTCGACCACGACGCCGCCGCGCAGCTCCTCGCCGCCGGCCTGACATGGAGCGCGCTCGACCGCCTGTATGAGCAGCGATGACGACCTGCGCCGGCTCATGACCCGGCTCGCCGCATCAGCGCACCTGGTATCGGTCGAGCTCGACGACCTCCTGGTGCTGGCCTACGAGAACACCGGAGCCGGCGACCGCGTCCAGGTATCCGGCGGCGACATCGTCGACCTGCACGCCGTCGGCGACCAACGGGCCCGCAACGCCCTCGACGGCATCAACCGGCACGCCGCGCCGCTGCTGCAGCACCTAGACAACGCGATCCGGTTGCTGCACGCGACCGGCCCGCAGGACCCGGCACCCCGCACCCGCCAGAAGGTCTCCAAGACGGAGCACCAGGAAGCCCTCGACGCGCAGGAACGCCGCCGAGCCCGCGGCGAATACACGCCGATCCGCGTCGTCCCGCAACCGAAACCCCGCATCCGCTGATGGACACCTACCACGAGTGCCGCCAATGCTCGGCACCTGACGGTTACACCTGGTACGCCGACGACGGCTACGAGCTGTGCAAATACTGCGGCCACAAACGCATCCACGAGAACGCCTGGTTCAAGCGGGCCGCCTGCAAGGGCATGGACCCCGACCTGTTCTTCCCTGAACGCGGCGAGCTCGACGCCGTCCGAGCAGCGAAGCAGGTGTGCGCCGCCTGCCCCGTCGCAGACGAGTGCCTGACCTACGCCCTGGTCACCGTGCAGCGGTGGGGCATCTGGGGCGGCATGTCCGAAAAGCAGCGTCGCCGCGTCCGCAACCGCGTCGGCGAGATGGACGGCAACTGCTACGTCCGACGCTGCCTGCATTGCCGCTCAGCGTTCAAGACGACGGTCCGCATCAAGAACTTCTGCTCGAGGTCGTGCTACTCCGCTCGTTACGGCGGCCGGCACCCGGCCCGCTGGAAGCGGCCGGCCTGACATGTGTCGCGCACGGCGTCACCACGGCATGACACGATTGTGGTCGAGTGGGAACGATGCGCCCCAAAGTGATCTGCCTCGAGGCCGGCTGCGGCAACCTGACCGACCAGCCGCCCCGCTGCGACGAACATTCGCAGCATCGCCTCCCCACTCATCCCGGCCGCATCGCCCGCACCCGCTACGACGCCGCCTGGAACCGCCTGTCGAAGCAGGCCCGCACCGAACAGCCGTGGTGCACCCGCTGCGGAGCGACCGACGACCTGACCGTCGACCACGTCATCCCCGGCTCGACCGCCGGCGGCGTCATGGTGCTGTGTCGCAGCTGCAACTCCCGCAAGTCCGGCCAGGATCGGCGGTTTCGCCGCACCCTCGACGGACTCTGACCGGGAGGGGTGCCCCCCCCTTTTTGAGGGGCCCCGCCGTGACCCGCAGCCCCCTGAGCCGTCCGTTTTCCGCTGCGAAAACCGGGGATGGGGGGTGATTCGGCTGTGACTGCCGGAAGGCCGCCGAAACCGATCGAGGAGAAGCTGAGAACCGGGAACCCCGGCCAGCGTCGCCTCCCCCAGCTGCACACCGTCGGCTCGACGCTGCCGAAGCCGCCGAAGCCACCCGGCCACCTCAAGAAGGCCGGCACCAAGGTGTGGGGCCAGGTGTGGACCGCGGCGCAGGTGTGGCTCGGCCCGTCCGACGTGCCGGCCGTAACGCTGTGCTGCGAGCTCGCCGACCAGGTCGACTCGTTGAAGCGGACGATGGCGGCGACCCGCAAGCCCGAGATGAAGCTGCAATGGCATTGGGCGGTGCAACGCAGCCAGAAGGAGCTGCTCGCCGCGTATTCGCAGCTCGGGTTGACGCCGACGGCGCGGGCGAAGCTCGGCCTGGTCGTCGCGCAGGCGGCCGAGACCGAGTCGAGGCTGACGCGGTTCTCGAACCGTGCCGGCTAAGACCGCCGCCCCGGCGTCGCTCGGCCCGCTCGTCGCCGAGTTCACCGAGGAGTTCGTCCGGCACACCCGCGGCGAGTACGCAGGCGAGCTCGTCGACCTCCGGCCCTGGCAGCGCGACATCCTCGACGGCCTGTTCGCCCTCGACGACGACGGCCTGTGGAAGCACCGCCAGGGCATGGTGATCCTGCCGCGCAAGTCCGGCAAGTCGCTGCTGCTGTCCGGCGTCGCGACCTGGGCGCTGTTCGCGTCCGGCGAACCAGGCTGCGAGGTCTACTGCGTCGCCGGGTCGAAGGATCAGGCGCGCATCGTGTTCCAAAACATCAAAGACACGATCGACGCCGACCCCGACCTGACGGCGGCCGCCGAAGTGTTCAAGGACGCGATCTCGGTGCCGTCGACCGGAGCGGTTTGCCGCGTCCTGTCGTCCGACGGAGCCCTCGCGCACGGCCTGTCGCCCGTCGTGTCGATCGTCGACGAAACCTGGTGCCATCCCGACGGCGAGCTGTACGAAGCGCTCCTGTCCGGTTCCGGTGCCCGCCGCCAATCGCTTCTCGTCCACATCACGACCGCCGGTTCCGGCGAAGGAAACCCGCTGGCGAACCTCGTCGAGTACGACCGCCGCGTCCAGGCCGGCGAGGTCGACGATCCGACCTGGTGGTCTTGGTGGAACCCGCCGCACCCCGACGACGATCCGACCGACCCGGCGACCTGGGCGGCCGCGCACCCCGCGTTCGGCGACTGGATCACCGCCGAATACCTGCAGTCGCAGCTGAAGCAGCTACCGACCGCCGAGTTCAAGCGCCTCCACCTCGCCGCCTGGACCAGCAACCGCGACGTGTGGCTCGAACCCCACCAGCTCGACCTGATCGGCACCTGCGAACCACTCACCGCCGACGACCACCCGGTGCTCGCCGTCGACGGTTCCTGGTCGTCGGACGCGTCCGCAGTCGTCGCCGCCACCGCCGACGGCCGCGTCGAGCTCCTCCACCTACAGGAGAAGCCGCTGGACGGGCCCGACAACTACCGGGTCGACATTCCCGAGCTGCTCGCCGCCGTCGTCGACCACGCCGAACGCCTCATGACCCGCGCCGTCATGTACGACCGGTACCTGATCGGACCGGCGATGCTCGCCCTCGGCGAGGACCCCGGCCTCCCCGTCGTCGAGTTCCCGCAGAACGCCCGGCGGATGGTGCCGGCCACCAAGAGGTTCGCCGACGCGCTCCTCGACGGGCACCTCCAGGTCGTCGACAACGACCTGCGGCCGCAGCTGCTGCGCCACATCGAGAACTGTCGCCTGAAGGTCGACCGGCTCGGAGCCCGCATCGTCAAGGACCACACCGGGTCCTCGAAGAAGATCGACGCCGCCGTGTGCGCGGTCATGGCGTTCGACGCAGCCAACGACATCCCGTACATCGAACCCGTCACCCCGAGGATCTACTGATGCCCCTATTCGGCCGCAAGCGCCTCCAGACCCGCGACCCCGACCCGTTCCCGCCGTGGAACCCGCCGATCTGGAACCAGAACCTCGCCGGCGTCGCCGTCACCGACGACACCAGCCTCGGCGTCGTCACCGTCTGGCGATGCGTGGACCTGATCTCGTCGACGATCGGTTCGCTGTCAATCCACGCCTACCGTGACGGGGAACGCATCGACACGCCGCAGATCCTGCTGCAACCAAACCCGACCGAGCAGCGGATCGACACCTGGTCGGCGCTCATCACCTCGGCGCTGCTGCGCGGCAACGGCTACGCGCTGCTCGGAGACTTCGACCGGTTCGCGCATCCCCGCCAGATGGTCGTCATCGACCCCGACCAGGTACGCGTCGACGTGTCCGCGGACACCGGAGCCGTCACCTACCGCATCGGCGACGTCCGGTACACCCGCTTCGAGGTGCTGCACCTCCGCGGATTTATGCGGCCCGGCCACGTCGTCGGCGAAGGCGTCCTCGACTCGCAGAAGCACGCCCTGGGCCTCGCCATCGCCGAACACGAATGGACCGAACGCGTCTTTTCGGAGGGGTCGATCCCGTCCGGCGTCATCACCACCGACACCGAACTGTCGCCGGAAGCCGCCGACGAGCTCAAGAAGGCATGGGTGCGTTCCCACGGAGGAAGGGACCGCACCCCGGCGGTGCTGTCCGGCGGCCTCGCCTACAAGCCCATCCAGCTCACTAACTCCGACCTCGAGCTCCTCGAGGCCCGCAAGTGGTCGGCCACGCAGATTGCCGCCATGTTCGGCGTGCCCGCGCACCTCGCCGGCGCGCCGTCATCGGACTCGCTGACGTACTCGACGGTCGCCGAGGACTCGCGTGCGTTCGTCCGGTTCGGGCTGCGCCCCTGGGTGCACCGCCTCGAAGCGGCCCTGTCCAGCGTGCTGCCCCGCGGCCAGTCCGCGTCGATCTCGACCGCCGAGTTCCTCCAACCAGACGTGCTGACCCGCTACCAGGCGGCACAAATCGCCATCGCCGCCGGTTTCAAGACCGTCGAAGAAGTCCGAGCCGAGGAGGGCCTACCCGCATGAGCAACAACGTCATCGAACGCAACCTGGTCGCCGAATCGATCGAGGTCCGCGAATCCGCGGAAGGACGCCGCGTCTGCGGCATCGCCGCCCCGTTCGGCTCCGACTTCGACGCCGGCGACTACGTCGAACGGTTCGCCCGCGGCGCGTTCACTAAGTCGATCACCGAACGCGCCGACAAGATTCCGCTGCTCGAAGCGCACCGCCACGACGCGATGCCGCTCGGCCGCGCCACCACCCTCGAGGAAACAAGCAGCGGCCTGTACGCCGAGTTCCTCGTGTCGAGGACGGCCCGCGGCGACGAAGCGTTGCAGCTGGCCCGCGACGGCGTCATGCACTCGTTCTCCGTCGGTTTCGTCCCCGTCCGCGACCACCGGTCCAAGACCGGCGACGGACGGCCCCTCGTCGAACGCCAGGAAGTGAAGCTGCACCACGTCGGCCTCATCTCCGAGGTGCCGGCCTATTCGGACGCGAAGGTGCTCGCCGTCCGCGACTACGACCCCGACGACGAGGACGCCTGCCCGAAGCTCGCCGTCTGGCGGGCCCGCATCCTCACCGTCTGAATCGCGCACGAAGTCACACCCACCTGCAACACTTTTGGGACTGCGCCGCTCCTGCGCCGCCGGTCGTGCCGGCACTCGGGACCACCCAGGACCACCACCAGCACGACCACTAAGGAGCCCAGAGCATGAAGCTGCTCGACCAGCTCGTCGAGGAGCGCGCAGAGATCGCCGACGCCATGTCGGCCGTCTGCGACGCCGCCGCCGACGAGACCCGCGACCTCTCCGACACGGAGGAGTCGAACCTGAAGGACCTGCACGCCCGGTCCGAGTCCCTGGACGCCCGCATCTCCGAGCTGCGCGACATCCAGCTGCGTAACGCCGAAGCCGCGAAGCTGCGCGCCGAGGTCACCACGACCCCCGAGACCGCCGAGAAGGCCGTCGAGGTGCGCGTGTCGGCCGAGCCGCTCACCTACGGCGAGCACACCGACGCGTCGTTCTTCCGCGACGTGTTCGCGTCCCAGCACCGCCACGACCCGGCTGCCCAGGCCCGCATCGCCCGCCACACCGCGGAGATGGAGCTCGAGCACCGCGACGCCGGCACCGGAGCGTTCGCCGGCCTCGTCGTCCCGCAGTACCTGACCGCGATGGCCGCCGAGCTGGCCCGCGCCGGCCGGCCCACCGCGAACGTCTGCAACCGGCTGCCCCTGCCGGCCGACGGCATGACCATCAACGTGTCGCGCGTGACGACCGGTTCGACGACCGCCATCCAGGCGTCGGAGAACAGCGCCGTGTCCGAGACCGACATGGACGACACGCTGCTGACCGTCAACGTCCGCACCGTCGCCGGCCAGCAGGACGTGTCCAGGCAGGCCCTCGAGCGTGGCACCGGCATCGACGCCCTCATCATGGGCGACCTGGCCGCCAGCTACGCCGCGAC